GTAACGGCAATTACCGCCAAACATCCCACGGCAGCGTGAGAGTACGACAAAGGCCGGTAATCTTGCGATTCCCGGCCTTCCATTGGTAGCGGGGCATGGATTTGAACCATGGACCTCTGGGTTATGATGTTCGACCCCAGAGGGCCGGTCGCGTGGCCTGGGCAACTGTTGTCAGGCCGCGAGTATCCAACCCCGTCGTAATCGACCGTCGCTGATCGAGTCAGCGACAGGCAGACCTCCTTTATTGTTGGAGCCGAGCAGTTCGGCCTGCGATAGATCCGTGCGCATCAGTGTGTCAATGGAGACATCGAAGAATTGCGCAGCTTTCGCCATGTCGTTAAAGCTCCAGCTCATTCCGGTTTTAATCATTCTGTTCATATTCTGGCGGTTTTTACCCATGTAATTCGCTAGGTCCACTTGCTTAAGCCCACGGACGCTGAGCATCATCTGCATGTTTCTGACCGCTATCGACTGGTAGTCGACGTCCGGTGCGCTCGCCACCGGTAGCTGCATTGTTGTACTCATGCCTGTAATTGTAACCAGAATGTATAACAAAGTAAACACGGCGTGTACAAGTTGCACAATGTCGCAATCTGATGTATAAAGTAACCAAATCAGGTTACAAAGAACGTCAGGAGGCAACATGGATACGGCCGAGATCGTTTCCACACTCCTCGAGCAGCACGAGATGACACAATCCGCGCTCGCCGAAGAGATGGGCATCACGCGGCAGGCGCTTAGCAACAAGATGACGGGCATCCGCTCTTTCACTCTCAAAGACATGAAGGCGCTCGCCATCATCTTCGACGTCTCAATCGATTACGTTGCCGGTCGCATTGATACCCCGTGGCCGGATCCATGGGAAGAAAAGGAGGACAAATGAACGACATCCGCAAAGCCTGCGTCGAAGCGATATTCAGGGGATTCGAGGACAAGGGCGGCGCCATCCGTCCGGCCTGTGGCGACGGATGGGGCGAAATCGAAGCAAGGCGTTCGCTCGGTCACATCGTCGGATACGTCGACCTCGACGTGACCGACCTCGTGGACATCGTCATCGACACCATCAACAAGGAGCTGTGATGGAATCAATGCCTCTGGCCATTGGTCAGGCCCTGTTCGATCTCAGTGTTGCGTCTGCTGCCCAGTTCGGTGGTGTATGTGACGTGTACAGTGACGCGGCATGTTCCGATGCCGGCAAAGAAGAAGCCGTTCCTGGAGTTGATGGCGTCGATCTCGGATTGGTCTTTGATTATCTGCTTGGAGAAGAACTCGCTTTCGAGCGCGATCTCGCAGAACGGCATTGTCTTGTCGACGCGCGCCTGCGTAATGGTCTGGTCTTCAAAGCGGACGAACACATGAACGTCTCGTGCGATGTTGCCGCAATCGTTGACAAGAAAGACGGTGGAAGTTTCTCCATCGTACTCGACCCTCCACTTGTAAACCGTCTGGTCGGCGGTGACTGCCAACGCCCGCTGGCTGATCGAGTTCGCGTCTGCAGCTATCTCGTTCGCTTTGCCGGCAAGGTCGTTGGCGTGTTCGGCGATCCCCTTCGAGTCGGCGGCGATCCCGTTGGCTTCTTCCGCCGAGTCGTTGGCGTCCTTGGCGAGCTTGTTTCCAGCATGCGTTTGGAACAAGGCGACACATCCGGAGACACCGCCAACCAATCCCGTGACGGCGCCAACGACGCCGGTGACCACATTGATGCCCATTCCATCGATTCTACGGACGGAGGCGAACGATGAAGGTTCTTGCCTGCATCATCCTGCACCAGCTGCTGTTCGCGGCGTGGCTATTGGCCATGTGGGTGCTGTACTGCACGCCGGCCTGCACGCATCCCATCGAGCATCTCATCGCCGCGCCGGTCGCAGTGCTCATCCCGACGGCCGTCATCATGCGCCGCCTGTGCTCGGACCCCCGCTTCATCCGATGGCTGGGCGAACTCGAGCGATAAAGACTTGGGCGGCTCCTCACACATTGCGGCATGGACGTGGTTCGTCATGCGCGGCCATGCCGGAACCGCCCGCGCGTCAAGGAAAAGACGTTAAAACCAGCCGGACGGGTCATCTTCTCTCTTCTCCTCCCGCCCGGCCCTCGCCGGGGCCCGCGATTGGAGGCGGGCGCCATGGATCGGCGTGTTCAGGTCACGCCGGCGGTTGGATGCGCGGTTCGACTCCGCGCCTCGGCACGACATCCAATCCAATCCCAAAGGAGGCACACGATGCCAAGCAAGACAGCCAGGCCGGAAGGCGAGAAGTGGTTCGAATGGCCGCTCACGCCGGTCAGCACGACCATGAGCGCCGCCGAACTCATCAGTGAACTGTACGAGACCATCAGCGCGCTCAACCATGACCGCAGCTGGAATCTCACGCTGGTCGCTCCGGCACGTTTCGGAGACATCATCATCGACCGCGAGGCCGGATGCCTCCGCGCGAAATGCGCGTGGAAGACCAAGGACCCCAGCCAGCTCGGCCCGGCGCCCGCCGGATACGTGAGGGGAGAGTGACATGGCCATAGGCGAGACCGTCATCACCATCGTCGGCAACCTCACCGCGGATCCGGAGATCAGGACCACCGGCCAGGGCGCGCAGGTCGCCAGCTTCACCATCGCAAACACCGCGCGCGTGTTCAACAAGCAGACCAACCAGTACGAGGATGGGGCGGCGTTGTTCATGCGCTGCTCCGCTTGGAACGACCTCGCGCAGCATTGCATCCAATCCTTGGCCAAAGGCATGCGCGTCATCGCCCAAGGCAGGCTCAAGCAGCACTCGTATCAGGCGCAGGACGGCACCAACAGAACCGTCGTGGAGCTGCAAGTGGACGAAATCGGACCAAGCCTGAGATACGCCACGGCACAGGTCGCCCGCATCAGCCACCAGGGCGGCCCCGTCTACGGCAATCCCGCCGCACCGCCGACCGTCAACACCGGCGCAGGCGGCTGGAGCCAAAGGCCGCAACAGTCGGCGCAGACACAGCAACCCGCCGCGCCGCCGGCCGATGATCCGTGGGGCGCGCCGGCGGCCGACCAATCATCATTCGGAGACTTCGGCAAGGCAGCGGACGAACCGGAATTTTAAAGACCAAGGAGCAGCAATGAAAGCCAGCGAACAACAGGCGCTCATCCCGCAGGAAGCGACACCGGACACGCTCATCGACCTCATCGGCAAGACGCAGCAGGTCACCAAGGCCGCGGCCGTCGTGCTCAAGGCATGCCGGAGCGTCATGGACACCAACACCAAGAAGGAGCACGTGGAGAAGTGGGGCGGCATCCATGCCATCACCGAAGCCGTGTACGACTGCGCCGACCTCGCGCAGCGCATCCTTGACGCCGGCCTGGCCATGGAGAACATGTGCGCGAAACCGGCCACGTCACGGCAGATGATCCTCATCGACGACCTGCGCCGCAGTCTCGACATGGACGACGGCGACGTGGAGGCGACCGTCGATCCGGACACCGGCGAGATCGACTGAACCACGGAAGGAGCAAGAGAGATATGTGGTTCATCATCGACGACCAGATGGCCGACGACAGGCGCATCCGCCGCCTGCCTCTCGCCACCGTCGGATTGTGGGTCAAGCTGTGCGTCATCCATTCCAAGGGCGTCTCGATGCAGGCCAAGGACCCGGCCGCGTACCCAGGCCACTTCGACAAGCTCGACCTCAAGGACGCCGGCGGCACCATGAAACAGCTGCAGCAGCTCATCGACTCCGGCCTCATGGAATCGCACGACGGCGGATGGCGTCCCATCTACGCCGAAGGCATATGCAGGGAGCCTCGCATGTTGACGGAAGAGCAGCGCGAGGCGCGCCGCAAGGCGGGAAGCAAGGGAGGACGCCGCAAGGCCGCCAACCAAAAAGCCAAGCAAACGTCTAGCAACTTGCTAGACGATTGCCAAGCAAACGAAGAGCAAAACGGCATCGAAACCGCTAGCGAAACGTCTAGCAAATTGCTAGAGGACAGCCAAGCAAAAACATGGCATAAAACCGATACCGATACCGATATACCCTCTCCGACCCCTCCCGCCGGCAAACCGAAGCAAACCGCCACGCCGGACGCCTACGCGGCCATCGCCGAAGCCTACCCCGGCTCCGCCGGCGCCAAGGGCCGCAAGACCGACCTCGAGGCGCGAGGCCTGGTCTCGGCCATCGCCGAGAACCCGGCCCAGCTCGCCCGGCTCCAATCGGCCGTCCGCCGATACCGTCGCGCCGTCAACGACGGCCAAGTCCGCTCCGGCCATGTCCCACGGCTCAACACATGGCTCCATGAGTGGGAGACATGGGCGCCCGAACCCATCACACCCACCCGACCACACAAGCACACCTGGAACTGCGAACACGTCCACCAGCTCATGGATCCGCACGAGGACGAATACGACCACACCGGCAGCCTCCGCGACGGGCATCCAAGCGAATGGTGGCAGGCATGCCAGGCATGCGCCGACGAACTCAACAACCAACAAGAAACCAGCAAGGAGAAGCAATGAGCAACTACCAAAGCGACCAGATCAAGCTCATCAACACGAGCCTCATCGACCCACACCCGGACAATCCGCGAAAGAACATCGGCGACGTGACCGACTTAGCGGCCAGCATCAAGGCCAACGGGCTCCTCTCGCCCCTCAGCGTCGTACCCCACGGCAGCCGCTACCGCGTCATCGCCGGCCACCGCAGGCTCGCCGCGTGCAAACAGGCCGGAACCGGAGCCGTCCCATGCTTCGTCCTCGACCTCACCCCGCTCCAGCAGCTCGAGGCCATGGTCACCGAGAACTGCCAGCGTGAGCAGCTCACCGTGTTGGAGGAGGCCGACGCCATCCAGGGCATGCTCGATCTGGGAGCCACCACCGCCAGCGTCGCCCACCGGCTCGGCCGAAGCGCCGACTACGTGCGAGACAGGGCCAAGGCCGCCAGCATCGACAACGAGGTCAGAGCGACCCGCGACGATTTCGGTCAGATTTCCATCGGCCAGCTCGTGGCCATAGCGCGATACGACGGCCGTCCGGATCTGCAGAAGAAGCTCGCGCAGGCGGCGGGCACCTCGAACTTCGACTACACTCTCCGCCGCATCGAACGCGATGAGAACGACCGGCAATGGATTGAATCGGTCGCCGTGCTCCTCGGGGAGCCCGACAGCGGCATCAACTTCATCCCCGACCCCGAAAAGCCCTACAGCGACCCGGAATGGCGCTACCTCGGCTGCATGTTCCCGTCCACCGGCACCCCCGAAGAAGCCATCGAGAAGATCCGCGAACAGAATCCCGCAGCCGTATCCATCCACACGGCATTCTCGCAGCAGGTCTACCTCTGGACCCGCCGCGACAAGACCGCCGACGCCGAAAAGGAAGCCCGACGAGCCGCCGAACAGGCCGAACGCGACGCCCGCAGGCACGCGCTCGAGGAATACGCCGCCACATCAGCAGACAAGCGCATGACATGGCTCCTCGCCAACCTCCACGGCATCAAACGCGCCCAGCTCATCGAAACCACGGCCCGGCTCGGACTCCTGCAGATCATCGACCCGAACCCGCAGGGCTACACGCAGGCGCTGAGCACATGGAACGACGCCGCATGCGGTGGCGAACAATTCACCACCATCAGCGGCATCGAACCGGAACGGGCGCTCGCCGAACTCCGCTACCACCTCGACGAACCCGACTGGGCGGTCTGGGCGGTGCAAATCCTCGCCGCACGCATCGAATGGTTCATCGATCCGACCGACTGGACCACCGTCAACGACATCAGCAGACGCATCCCCGGCTACTACCAGATCCTCCAAGACCTCGGCTACACGCCCACCGACGACGAAACCAGCCACCTCGACCAGCTCATCGCCGCCATCACCGAAGCCGACTCCGACGAAAACGAAGAAGACGAGGAGAACAACCAATGACCAGGAAACAACTCAACAGACTCGCCCAACTCCTCACCGACACCGCCGAAACCGCGGCAAACATCGAACTCCAGGCGCTCGCCGGCGGCAAGGCCGACAGCGGCATCGCCGCGATGGCCTCTGGACTGAGAACCAACTGCACCTCATGTCTGGTGCTGGTCAACGGCCTGATGCAGGAGGGAGTGCGTTGTGAGTGAGTTCGAGGACTCGAAGCGCATCGCTTTGGAACGCCAAGGCTGGCATTGCCTCCGCTGCGGCACGAACATCCACGACCCGTCACGCTGGCCTGGACGCTCCGGCCATCACCGTCAGCTGCGGCGGGCGGCGGATCCGGATGTGAGGCACAGTCCCGCCAACATCGTCGAGTTGTGCGGCAGCGGTGACACAGGATGCCACGGCTGGGTCCACCAGCATGTGGCAGAGGCGGAGCGGCTGGGATTGATCGTGCCGCTCGGCGCGGATCCTCGTGACGTTCCAGTGTTCGACTGGGAAGGCAGGTGGATGCGGCTGAACATGGACGGGACCGCCACACGTCTGACAGGTCTCGAGATCGCCCGGCTTGACATCGATGGGAGAAGAAATGACAGGTATTGAAAAAACGGACATGCTGCTGTGGATGGATGTGGAGACCACGGGGCTCGACCCGGACCATGACAGGATCCTCGAGGTGGAAATGCGTTGCACCGACATGAAAGGCGTGCTGTGCGTCGGCGGTTTCCACCGCGTCATCGGATTGGCGGGACGAAATGTCTCCATTACCGATGAGAACTTCAAGGCATGGCGCATGCACTGCGCCAACGGACTGCTCGAGGACGCATTCGATGCCGGATATACGGAAGCGGCGACGGCGAACGGACTAGAGGAATATGTCGACAGCCTCGCGCAGTCGTTCACTCTCCATCCGGCCGGCAGCAACCCGCAGTTCGACCTCGACTTCATCGGACGACTCTGCCCGAACCTCCCGCTGCACTACCACCGCATCGACATGGCCACCATCCGCGACAGTCTCGAAGCCGCCGGGTGGGACGTGAAGCCGGAAGGGGAGACGCCGATAACCAGCGCCCACCGCACCAGTACCCGCCTCGACCGCGACATCCATCAATACGCGCGCCTCATCCGAGGACTCTCCGAATATCCGGTCCGATACATCGCCACAAAAGAAGCAAGGTGATGGACGTCGCAGCCGTGATCCTCCTCATCGCCGCCATCCTGATCGGCTGGATGGCCAACCGGCCGTGAAACCGCCACACACTGAAAGGAACCTGAATGAAACAGACCATCAACCGTATCTCCAACCGCGTCGGCGACTGGTTCGCCACATTGTTCACCTTCACGGCACTGCTGCTCGTGCCGCACGCCATCATCCGGCCGGTCATCGGCTACGGCCTCCACTACTGGATCCCCATCCAATGGCTCGCACTGCACTCCGTGCTCATCATCCTCACCCTCTGCGTCGCGCTCGCCGCCTACATCATCGCGGACCGCACCGCCGTGGAACCGCCGGAAACATACTGAAAGGAGCCATCATGGCAGACCAGGAGACCATCACGATCGGTCTGGAGACGCAGAACAAGGTGGCCAAGGCCATCTACTTGCGCTGGTATCGCAACGGCCGCCGCCATCCACGCCCATGGAACGAGATGGCCATGGAGGACAAGGAGCCATGGAGGCGCGTGGCCAAGGACGCCATCAGAACGCTCTTCGCATCTCCCGAGTTCCAGACGCTGCTTGACGACGTGTACGACGAAGGCTACGACGACGCCCAAAAGGACGCCCAGGGCAAGAACGAGGGCAAGGACGTGCGGTGAGCGTCATCGTCCCATTGCACAAGTGGCGATCGGCCGACCCGGCCATCCTGATCGGCCGCCGCTGCATCGCCCGCACCGACGACGACGTCGTCATCGACGGCCGGCTCGAACTCATCCGCCGGCCGGACGGCACCGCCAGCCTCCGATTCCAAGGCATATGCCTGGACATCATCGACCACGATCCGAACACATGTTCCAACAGCATGAGCGACGGCATAAGAAGCCTCGCCGTCTACGGAAAGGAATGAAATGCACACCGTCAGAATCGCCACCAACCCACGCAAATGGCGCAGACCCGCACCCTGCCCGGCATGCCGCCAGTCACAGCCGCTCATCCTGACCCTCGGCGCCATCTACAAACTCCGCACACGCAAACCGGTCAACACCATCTACGGCTGCATCTGCCCCAACTGCCGGCACAAATGCATCCTCCACGTCGACGGCACAAGCCTCAACAAAGCCATCCGACTCTGGAACCACCACGCCAGCCACACGAAAAGGAACAACCAATGAGAAACACCATCTGCGCCGCCCTCACCACCATCACCCTCTCACTCTGCGTCGCGCTCGCCGGATGCGGCACTGCTTCCACGGCATCGCACGCCATCGCCGCGACCGGTACCACATGCTCCGATGCCTCGAACGACGGCGTCAGTGAATGCATCGTCACACTGTCCGAGACGCGTCGCGTCGACTGCATCGTCACTACCGGAAGCCACGGCCCGGCCGGCATCTCATGCGACTGGGATCACGTCAGCGGAGCCGACAAGGAACCACAGTGAAAATCGGAACGCTGAACGGCGCCGTATACATCGCTCCGGAAGACGACGAGGAACGCCAAGTAGTCGAAATCACCATCAACACCCTGCTCAGATGGGCAGCGGAACACGACAAGGAAAAGAGACGGCAATGAACAACACGGGCGCAGACATCGCCATCAGCACCCTCAACAAACTCACCGCCCAGGAACTCGCGGCGGCGAGCGCCATCTGCGCCAGCAACGGCATCGGACCAGGGCGTTGCACCTTCCCTCGCCACCGTCTGCAGCACTGCGTCGTCTGCGGCAGGTGGTGGAAAGCCTCAGCCGTCTCGACGCACTTGACCATCTGGACCGGAATGCCCGATTGGGTTATCCGGATGCTTTGGCACAACATCTGGGAATCGGCCGAAAATCATCCCACCCAGGAAAGAGGAAACCATGAGTAAGGAAACACTCGCCCCGCCACTGCCGCCGATCGACGCGCGCACCGAAGCCGTCGCCGAACGTCTGTTCGGACTCAAATGGGCACTCCGCAAGGACTCCACCGAAATCATCCACGAGGAATGGCGGACCGCATCCGAATGGATCCGCGACGGATACCTGCGCCAAGCCATCGAAGTGCTCGCCGCCGCCGACCAAGCGGAACCAGCGAGCGCCAAGGCCGGCCGTATCCGCGCCGCCGTCCAAGGCGTCACGGGCCTGCCGGACGCGCTCGCCCAACCAATGCGCCAGCTTGACCAAGCCCTCGCCCAAATCGGCAGCCTGCCAGCCGACCCCACGAACGAACCAACAAAGGAGAACAAGCAATGAGCAACGACATCGACAAAAGCGTGAACCGTCTCAACGCGGCCGAAACCATCCGCCGCCAGGCCATCGCACTGCAGAAACACATCAGCGAGGCGCTCGCCGACCTCCAAACCCTCAGCGGCAGCGAGGACATCCAGATCAGCCACGCGCTCACCATGGCCACCATCCAGGCATCCAAGGCACTCAAACAGGCGCACCTGATGCAGGACTCGGCCGACATGCTCGACCAAGCCGACCAGCGGGACGCGGAGAACAACATCAGCCGCATGCTCATCAGCAAGATGGCCCAGCAAGGCGAATAAAAAGAGAGGCCCCGCCAAGCCGGCAGAACCTCCAAGAAACCAACCACCATTCTAGCCGGAAAGCGGGAACCATGACCAGTCAATGCCAACAATGCGGCGAACCAGCACAAACCACACTCTGCAAAACCTGCGCCAAACACATGCGCCGACAAATCACCAGCCTCGCAAAAACCATCCCCGAACTCCGCGCGCTCGCCGAACGCAAAGCACACATCGGCGAGCGCGGTGGTGGTGTGCGTGGCGGCGAGCCTGGTCTGCCGGTGAGTGTGCATTGGCTGACCGTTTATGAGGATGCGGCCCGCCTGATGCTTCGGCTGGCGGGTTGCGTGGATTTGAAGTGGATGCTGCTGCCGGTCGAGGGATGGCGTCCGGCGTATCGCGTGGTGTGCAGGTCATGGACGCGCGTGGTGTGTTCGCCGTCGGCCGGCGAGCTGGCCGATCGGCTGGACAGGATGCTCAGGCGCATCGACCGGCTCTGCACGCCGTCGGACGGCAGGGTGACCGTTGCGCAATGTCCTGACTGTTCGACGTCGCTGGCCGTGCCGCAGGGCATGCGTGACGGCTGGTGCCCGGAATGCGGCGAGCGCCTCGACTTGGACATGCTGGTGTCCGGCCGTGTGGATGCCGCGGGCCGTGCCGTCATGACCTGTTCGCCTGCCGAGGCTGCCGACTGGCTGACCGACCGCGCGGGACTGCGTACCACGCGCAAGCAGGTGTCGAACTGGCTGGCGCGTGGCCGTCTGCCGAAGGCGCGCAGGCTGGGCCGTGGCGTGTGGGAGTTCAACCAGGCCGAGCTCATCGAGGTGCGCAATCGCGCATAGTTGCGCACTTCGATGAGTCCATGTAATCTGTAAAAGAACTTGCACCATGCCCCGAGAGGTCTGGTGCTTTTCTTTTATCCCGCCCCTGTAGCTCAGCTGGTAGAGCAGCGGTCTTTTAAACCATGGGTCCTCGGTCCGAGTCCGAGTGGGGGCACGACAAAAGGGAGGCAGCATGGACATGCTCATCGCCATCATCGGCTCATGCATGGTGTTCGCCGCCTGCCTCATCGCCCTGTGGCTATGAGCAACCCACGCTACCGCAACGGCCACCGCCGGCGGGAGGTACAGGCCTACTACCGCGCACGCCGCGCCGACTGCTACATCTGCGGCAGACCGATCGACTACAGCCGACGTCCACCGGATCCATGGAGCTTCGTCGTGGACGAGACCGTGGCCATAGCCAACGGCGGCCGCGTCTGCAAGGCGAACAGCGGGCCGGCGCACCGCTGGTGCAACGCGGTCAAAGGCACGCACACGCTCGCATGGGCGCGCGCCGAAGTGAAACGACGCCTCGCCGGCGGCAAACCCGCAGCCGCGCCAAAGCCACGCGACTTCGAGGCCGCCGACTGGTGAAGCCCAGGGGAGGATACCCCCGTCGTCGTTTCGGCGGCGACCTCGTGTGCAGCGCCAATCTCTCTCCCCGCGAAAATAAATCGTCGCCGGCGACACCACCGCCGGCAAAGGAGGCGCCATGCCGATCCGAACCTGCGCGCAATGCGGCCACGCCATGCCGAAAAACGCCAGCGCCAAACGAAAATACTGTTCGGACAACTGCCGGAAACTCGCCAGCAAACACAGACACTCACCACAACGCCAAACGTCGCCCACAACGTCGCCGGCCGACGAACCGTCGCCGCAGCCGACCGCTCCGGCCACATACCGCGACCTGCTCGAGGTCAGCCGCACCGCACTCATGCGCAACCTCAAGGACCCGCACTGTCCGGCCACGGCCGTCGCCGGACTGAGCAAACAGCTCCTCGCCGTCGGCAAGGAACTGCTCGATATGGACCGGGAGAAGGAACCCGACCCGATCCTCGACGACCCAGAGGAGATGGCAGATGGCATCGAAGACGAACCCTTCGACGCCGAAACTATCTGACGCCGCCCGAGTCCTCAACATCCCCGACGGCATCACCGCCACCGGCTTCGGCCGCATCCGCCGCGTCGCAGACCGGCTCGGCATCCGGTTCGACCGATGGCAGGAAGGCATCGGCACGCTCATGCTCGCCAAACGCGCCGACGGCACCTACGCCAGCTCGGTCGGCGGCATCGGCATGAGCATCTGCCGACAGACCGGCAAGACCTTCACCGTCGGCACCATCATCGTCATCCTGTGCCTGACCACACCAAACCTCAAGGTCATCTGGACCGCGCACCGCACACGAACCTCGGCCGAGACCTTCAAATCGATGCAGGCGCTCGTCAAACGCCCCGGCCTCTCACGACACTGCAAAGCCATCCGCCAGACCAACGGCCAGGAGGAAATCGCCTTCGCCAACGGCAGCCGCATCCTCTTCGGAGCCCGCGAACAAGGCTTCGGCCGAGGCTTCGCCGCAGTCGACGTCATCATCTTCGACGAAGCGCAGATCCTCACCGAAAAAGCCCTCGAGGACATGATCCCGACCGCCAACGCCGCGAAAAACCCGCTCATCATCCACATGGGCACGCCACCCAGACCGGTCGACCCCGGCGAAGTGTTCACCAACCGCCGCACCGCCGGCCTCGCACACGACCCCGACAGCACATGGATCGAGTTCGGCGCCGACCGAGACTGCGACACCGCCGACCCCGACGCATGGGCCCAGGCCAACCCAAGCTACCCACACCGAACCCCGGCCACCGCCATGCTCCGCATGCTCAAGAACCTCGGCGAGGACAGCTTCCGCCGCGAAGCGCTCGGCATCTGGGACCAGGACACCGAACACGCGGCCATCGACCCGGAACTCTGGGCACAGGCCGCCACACCGACCCGCGCGCCCGGCGGATGGACCGCCATGGCCATCGACATGCCGCCACACCGCGGATGGATCACCATCGGCGCATGCCAGGCCTACGAGGACGGCACCGCATACATCGACATCGCGGCCCTCAAAGGCGTCAGGAAACACGGCACCAAATGGCCCGTCGACTTCCTCGCCCGCCGCTGGCCGCACCTCGCCGCCGTCGTCATCGACGCCCAATCGCCGGCCACAGTGCTCATCCCCCCGCTCAAGGCCGCCGGCATCGACGTCACCGTCACCAGCGCGTCCGACATGGGCAAGGCATGCGGGCGCCTCCTCGACATGCTCCAATACCACGAACTGCGCCACAAACCGGACGTGCGCCCGCTCGACCAGGCCGTGGCCGGCGCGACCGTCCGCAAAATCGGCGTCGAAGGCGCGTTCGGATGGAACAAACTCGGATCCGACGTCGACATCAGCCCGCTCGTCGCCGCCACCCTCGCCCTGCACGGCGCCGTCACCAGCACCCGACGGCCGGGCGACGAACCAGAACAAAGGATGATCGAACTGCCATGACACTCCTCGAACCACTGCCGGCCACCGTCGCCGGCCTGACACCCGACGAAGACGACGCCTTCCGCCGCCTCACCGCGAAAATCATCCGCCACCGCACACGCAACCGCATCCGAACCATCTACTACAACGGCCGCAACGAGCTCCACGACTTGGGCTACAGCCTCCCACCAATCGCCAAAGACGTGGAAATCGTCGTCGGATGGCCGGAAAAAGCCATCGAAGGACTCGCCAACCGCGTCGTGCTCGACGGCATCACCACCCAGGACGGCAGCGACCTGAGCAAACAGGTCAGCGACCTGCTCGACGCCAACGACCTCGCGCAGACCGCCGAAAACGCGCACACCGACGCCCTAGTCCACTCCTGCAGCTTCGTCGCCGCGCTCCAAGGCATGCCCGACAGGGGAGAGCCCGCCGCGATCATCCAGGAGTTCCCAGCCGACGTCGCCACAGGCACATGGGACAGCCGCATCCACGGCCTCACCGAAGCCCTGCTCTACGACGTCGACGAGGACGAGACCTACGGCCGCCAGATCCGCGCATGCTACCTCATGCTCCCCGGCAAACTCATCGGATGCACACGCGCCGACTGGCAATGGACCGTGTACGCGCGCACCGAATGGCAAGGCCGCCTGCCCGTCGAACTGCTCGCATACCGGCCGGACAGCAAACGACCGTTCGGCCGATCGCGCATCAGCCGCACCGTCATGAGCCTCACCGATAGCGCCGTGCGCACCTTCCTGCGCAGCGAAGTGCAAGCCGAACTCTACAGCGTCCCGCCACGATATTTTTTGGGCGTCACCGAGGACATGTTCCGCGGCAAGGACGGCACACTCAAACCACGATGGCAGATCATGCTCGACCAGGTCCTCGCGCTGCCGCGCGACAAGCAGGGCAACCTGCCGCAGGTCGGCACGTTCACCCAGGCGAGCTTCGAGCCGCACGCCGCGCAACTACGTCAGACCGCCTCGATGTTCGCCGCAGCCACCAGCCTGCCGCCCGACTCGATGGGCGTGCTCACCGACAATCCAAGCTCGGCCGAAGCGATCGACAAGGCCGTCAAGGAACTCTGCCTCAACGCCGAAAGCTGCCAACGACGCTTCGGCCCAGCATGGGAACGCATCATCGCCACAGCCGCCCGCATCGCCGGCGACGGCCAGGCCACCGCGGTGTCCAGCCAATGGCGCAACCCGGCAACGCCAAGCCGCGCCGCTGCCGCGGACGCGGCCGTGAAACTCGTCGGGGCCAACATCCTGCCGGCCGACAGCGACGTCACCTACGACATGCTCGACCTGAGCGACCGGCAACGCCAGACCCTCCGGCGCGAGCAACGCGCCAAACGAGCACAGCAGGCGCTCGACCGCATCGACCAGACCATAGCCACCCAGCAGCAAGGAGCCGACAATGCAAACGGACAGCCAGCTGCCGAAAACGCAGGAAGCCCTGGACAAACGGCTCGACCAACTGCATGACGCCTACCTGCAACGACTCGAACGCCTCAAACTCGAATCAGGATGGAGCCTGGATTCGATATGGGGCGACGAACACTGGTATCCGGACGACGAAAGCCGATGGGAAGCCGCCTGCAAAGAAGTGGAAAGCTACAATGACAAGGCCGCGCAGGCCGCCGCCGACTACTTCGAGCAGATCCGAAGCGAATGGTCGAACTACCTCGGCAATGACCTGCCGGACTTCGACCGCCAGCCACTCCCGGACGCCGGCCGCGCGGTCTGGAAACTCGCCGGAGGCTCCAACAACACCGACTATCCAGGACTCAGATACGAAGACGTCATCCCCGACGCCAACGGCCAAGTCCACAACAAATACGGCCTGCGCATCGACGACCTCTGGCCGAAACACGTGGCCATCGACCAATGGAAGACATACCTGCAGCACGTCGTCTCCACAAGCAGCCGCATCGGCATGCTCGACCAAATCGGATCAGACCCATCGAAACCGCGATGGGCCAGGGTGCCGGTGGGGGAGACGTGCGAGTTCTGCGTCATGCTCGCATCCCGCGGCTTCGTATACCTGACACGCGAGACCGCCAGCCTCGGCGGCGGCTTCCACAACGGCCGATGCGACTGCAACGTCGTCCCGTCATGGGGAGAGCGGCACATCGCCGGCTACGATCCGGACGCGCTCTACAGGCAATACAAGTCATGCGCCGACACCATATCCAGCCTCACCACCCAGGACAAGTACAAGGAATACCTCTCAGCCCTCTCCGACAAGGAGAAGGCCAAAGCCCCCGAATACAAGAAATGGAAACGCGACCTCGAACTCGCCGAAATGCGATGGCGCGACCGCACATGGCTCAACACCGGCACGCCACCTCCAATCACATTCCCCAACGACGAGCTGAAACGCGAGACCGAAACCGCACGGCCACAAGAGATCCGCACTGCAAACCGACTCCGAAAACATGGAGTGACGCCAGCATTCCAAATCGATTACACCATCGTCAAAAACCCGCAAACCGGGGTCGAGGAACGGAGAGGGCTCGCGGACTGGGCCGGAGGGATCGAAATCAAAACACCTGACAGAGCCGGAAAAAGAACGACCATCGAGCACTATCTGGCCAACGCATCAAAAAAACAAGACTGCACGCGACTCATCATCGACAACACCGAAAACGCATGCATGTCCGACGAACAACTCATCGAAATCATCAAAACAATCAACCGATTCAAAAGAGGAAGCGTATACATCCTCGACCATTCCGAAAACCTCATCAGAATCAAATGAGCGCCTCGGAAGCTATCGAAAAGACGGCAACGGGGGCGCTCATGTAATTCCATCCTACCACACCGGCTGGCTACCGAAGAGGCCGAACGGAGCCGACTGTAAATCGGCCGCGCCACACGCGCCACGCAGGTCCGAATCCTGCGCCAGCCACTCACCGCGGACCCCGCACGCCGCGTCGCTAACCGTGCGCAAAAACCAAAGGAGCACCAATGCACTTCATCTCCCGCCGCCACCACAACCTCATGCGCCACCTCCTCCTCATCGAAGGCGGAGAACCACAAGGAGGCGCAGGCGAACCGCCCGCAGGCCAGAACACCAACGGCGAAGGCGACAACGCGAAGAACACCACGACCGACAACGCCAAGGAGTTCAGCCACGCGCTAGCCGCCCGCGTCGAAGAGGAAAAAGCGAAACTCGAAGCCAAATACGCCGGATACGACGAATACAAGGCCAAAGCCGCCAAATACGACGCCAACGAAAGCGACAACGCCACGAAGCTCGAAGAGGCGGACAAGAAGATCGAGGCGCTGACGAAGGAAATCACCACGCTCAAGGCCACCGCCGAACGCGAAACCCTCATCGGCCAGCTCGCCAAGGACACCGGCCTCGGCCGGGACGTCATCTCCCGGCTCAAAGGCGACGGTGACGAACTCAAAGCAAACGCGAAGGCGCTCAAGGACAGTCTCAGGCCAAACATCGGACTGCCCACCCCACCCGCCGGCAAAACGGCCACCGCGACCGCCGGCAACATGACGCCGCTGCAGCTCCTCTCGCAAGCCTACGCGGCCAAATAACCCAGAAAGGAACACAACCATGGCACTCAACCTCACCGAGGCCGCGAAGCTCTCCACCGACACCCTCGCCAAGGGCGTCCTCGAGACCTTCGTGCAGGTCAGCCCGATCCTCGACCGCATCCCGCTTATGAACATCGACGGCAACGCCTACGCCTACAACGAGGAGGCGACCCTACCCGGCGTCGCGTTCCGAGGCGTCAACGAGTCCTACACCGAGTCCACCGGCACCTTCAACCAGAAGAGCGAGAAGCTCGTCATCCTCGGCGGCGACGCGGACGTCGACAGGTTCATCCAGCAGACCCGCAGCAACGTCAACGACCAGCGCGCCGAACAGACCACGGTCAAGGTCAAGGCGATCAGCTACAAGTTCCAGGAGACCTTCTTCAACGGCGACACGGCCGTCGACACCAAGAGCTTCGACGGCCTCAAGAAGCGCCTCACCGGCAAACAGGTCATCGACGCCGCCACCAACGGCATGCCGGTTCTCGGCGACTCCAACGCCGACATCCACAAGTTCTTCGACAAGCTCGACGAACTGCTCGGCGCAGTCCCCGGCATCAACCCCACCAACGGCGCCATCTACGCCTCCTCCGCCATCATCCGCAAGATCGCCAGCGCCATGCGCCACATCTCCTACGACACCACCCTCCAGCAGGACATCGTCGGCAAGCGCGTCATGCAGTGGAACGGCATCCCGCTGCTCGAGGCCGGACAGACCCCCGCCGGCAAGGAGATCCTCGACAACGACGAGACCCAGGGCACCAACTCCACCACCACCAGCATCTACGCCGTCAAGTTCGGCGCGAGCGAGGGCGATCAGGGCGTCACCGGCCTGACCAACGGCGGCGTGCAGGTCGAGGACCTCGGCCAACTGCAGGAAAAGCCCGCCTACCGCACCCGCATCGAGTTCTACTGCGGCCTCGGCGTGTTCTCCGGCCGCGCCGCCGCACGACTGAAGGGAGTCGTCAATGGCTGACAGGAAGCTCGACGTCACCCCGCAGGAACCGGCCGAGGAGATCGGCGACGACACCCCGGAACAGCCGGAGGAGCCAGCCCCGGCCAATGACCCGCAGCCGGAGGAGCCCGCCCCGTTCCCGCCAGCCGGCCACCGCAGCGAACGATTCGACGCGGTCCGCCCGGACGGCACGCGCGTGACCGTCACCCGCGACATCGACACCGGCGAGCAGCGTGTCACGGAGGCGTGACCATGGCCGGCCCCTTCGCCATCATCGCCGACCTCGAGGGGATCTGGCGGACGCTCGACGCCGCGGACAAAACCAAGGCCGAACGCCTCCTCGCCGCGGCGAGCCGCAAGATCCGCCTGCAATGCCCCTCATGGGCGCAGGCGGATGAGGCCGAGCCCGGCATCTGCAAGGACATCTGCTGCAACATGGTCAAACGCGCCATGGTCGCCGAGGAGACGAACCCCGAAGGACTCAGCCAGGGATCACAGACCACCGGCCCCTTCGCCGACAGCTGGTCGTACAGCAACCCAAACGGAGACCTGTACCTCACATCCAGCGAGCTCGCCGACCTCGACGGCGCCGGAAGCGGCCGCATGTTCACCGTCGCCATGACGGGAGAAGACGCATGAGAACGCCACCGGCCGAAACCATCGCCATCTCCCGAGCCGACGAAACGACCACCGACGGACGCCGCGCCGTCGGCACGCCGGCAACCGTCGGCACCGTGCGGGCGCTCGTTGAGCCATGCGCATACGACCGCCTCGACACCGCCGGACGACGCACCATCACGCACGGCTGCAACCTCTACCACCGCGGAGGCCTGCCGTTCGGGATCCTCGTCGGCGACCTGCTCACCGTCCGAGGCCAGACCATGCGCGTCACCCAGCCGCCAGAGGTCTGGCAGCGCGGCGACACCGGCATCGGCGTGAAGATCCACGCCGAGGAAGGAGAGGACCAATGAGCAACATCAGATTCGTCCTCAACCGCGGGAACGTCGAACGACAGCTCCTGCACAACAAGGCCCTGCTCGACAACGTGCAGGCCCAGGTCGAACGCGCCGCAGCCGGGGACCCGCGCATCACCGTGTACCGCAACGACGACGCCAGCCACGGCAACGTCGTCGCCACGGCGCCGGTCGCGCTCGAAGCCAAACACGGCACACTCACCCGCATCCTCGGCCAGGTGAGCGTATGAACACTATCGGCAGGGATCCAAGCAGCCTCATCCTCGACGGCCTCGCACAGGCCATCCCCGAGGCGGCAGTCGGCTGGGACATGCCCGCATCATCGACCACGCCGCGCGTGCGCCTCGCGCTCGACCGCGCCGCCTATCCGACCGCCGTCAGCCAATACATGCGCCTGCGCGTCAGCGCGTACGCGCCACAGGGCGACGGCAGGACATGCGACTGGCCCAAAGCCCTGGCGCTCAGCGAGACCATCTGCCGATGGCTGCTCGACAACCGGCACAAGCGGCCCCTCATCGACGCCAGCGTCGAATCCGGACCACTCCAGACACACGACGACGACCTGCGGCAGGACTTCGCCTACACCGTCATCCTGCTCACCGTCGAAGCCGCATGACCAACACCACAAACAAAGGAGCCACACCAATGGCAAACGACACCGCCGCCCTCGAGGCGCAGCTGCTCGCCGCCGGCGCCGCCGGCCTGAGCTTCGCGTCCGAAGGCAACAACAAGAACTACGTCAACCTCATCAAGGAAGCCGCGATCTACCGGTACGACGTCGGCGAAAACGTCGGCACGTTCGGCAAGGACTGGCGTCCCGCATCCGGAAAGAAGCCCTTCGGCTACTTCTCCGAGGACGGCATCACCATCCACCCGGAGGACGGCGACACCAACGACTTCGCCGCGCACAACGGAGACAACGTGCTCTCCTGGAGCTCCGGCGGATACTGGACCATCGGCTTCACCGGCCTCGAATCGAAGAAGGAAGTCGTCGAGACCTACTTCGACACCGAGGTGGCCTCCGACGGCAGCCTGACCATCGACCACGTCGAATGCAACAAGACCGCGCAGTACATCATCGCCGGCGTCACCCAATCCGACCACCTCCTGCTCCTGCACGCGCCGAAATGCAAGGTCAACGAACGCGAGGACGTCGACTGGAAGGTCAGCGACCTGATGAACTACGGCATGACCCTGCGCACCTACAAGGACGTCGCCGCAACGCCGTACTTCATGAAGCTCTACGGCTTCCCCATGGACATCTGACCACGTGCGCCACGCCGCCGTTCTTACGCCTGCTGCCGGCGGCATGGCGCACCCACACACAAGCAGCCGGCGCATTGCAGAAAGGCGAAACAATGACCGACAACATCCAGACCATCACCCCCACAGCCATCGCCGACCCCGAAGAGGCGCGCCCCGTCCACATCCAATACGGCGACGTGAAAATGGACCTCCCACGCCTCGACGACAGCGCTAACCTGCCGACCAGCGTCATCATCGTCGGCCTCACCGCCGTCAGCCGCGGATGGAAGAACCTCACCCAAGAGGAAAAAATCAACTTCATGGCCACCATCCTCACCTACCTCGTCCGCGAATACCCGCTCATCGAACGCGAACTCGACACCAAGAGCGGCGACAAGATCGCCGACATCGGCCGCATCATCGACGCATGGGCGCAGGCAGGCAAGACCGACCCAAAAGCCTGATCCTCATCACCCTCTGGCAGGACCACCGTGCAGCCCTGCAATACGACTGGATGCAGATCTGGCACCAGCCCCTCGACCCGAAAACCACACCCCTGCACATCGCATGGCCGATGTGCAGGGAAATCCTCAAAAACCGACGAAGCCACAGCTTCGCCGCACTCGCCGGCTGGGCATACATCCCGGACGACACCGACAAACTCGTCCAATCCATCAACCAGGGCCAGTCGAAACTCAGCCTCACGCCCGACTGGGCGAAACCGGACACGCTCCTCTCGGAGCCGACACCTCCCAAACACCAGCACGACCACAGGCGACGCGCACTGCTCAACCGCCGCCTCGGCCTGCCGGAGGACTACATGAACGAGGAATAACCGAAAAGCGAAGGAGCCAACGATGGCGCAGGAACTCGGCACCGGCTACATCATCATCAGCCCAAGCACCAAAGGCCTCGGCAAAGCCATCGAAGGCTCCATCAGCGACGGCACCACCACCGGCACCAAAAAAAGCGGCAAAAGCATCATCTCCACCATCGGCGGCGCATTCGGCAAAATCGGCAAAGTCGGAGTCGGCGCCATCACCGGCATCGCATCCAGCATCGCCGGCCTCACCGCAAAAGGCGGCTTCGACCGCGCACTCAACATCGAACGCGCCCAAACCAAGCTCAAAGCCCTCAAATACGACACCGCCAGCGTCGACAAGATCATGGGCAACGCGCTCGCCTCCGTCAAAGGCACGGCCTTCGGACTCGGCGACGCCGCAAGCGTCGCCGCCACGCTCGTCGCATCCGGCATCAAGCAGGGCGGCGACCTCGAGGGAGTGCTGACCACGGTCGGCGACGCCGCCCAGATCAGCGGCCGCAGCTTCCAGGACATGGGCCTGATCTTCTCCCAGGTCGCCGCGAAAGGCAAGCTGCAGGGCGACGACATGCTCCAGCTCATGGGCTCCGGCATTCCCGTCCTGCAGTATCTGGCCGATCATTTCCACACCACCACCGAAGCGGCCAGCGACATGGTGTCCGACGGCAAAGTCAGCTTCGCCGACTTCGAGGCCGCCATGAAGGAACACATCGGCGGCGCCGCCAAAAACGCCGGCGAAAGCTTCGACGGCATGGTCGGCAACGTCAAAGCCGCCATCGGCCGACTCGGCGCGCAGTTCGAGACCCCACTCATCAGCGCCGCCACCAAAGTAGGCGGCAAGCTCATCCCCATCATCGACCAGGTCACCAGCGCCACCGGAAAACTCGCCGACCAATTCCAAGACCGCCTCGACACCGCCGCATCCATCGCCGCGCAGAAGATCGAAGACCTCGGCAACAGCATCGCCAGCGGCAAAACCAGCATCGCCGACCTCGCCGCACAGGTCGCCACCCTCGCCGGCGGCTTCGCCACCCTCGCCACCGTCGGAGGCAACGCGGACAAAATCACCTCGGTCCTCGACCAACTCGGCAAATCCGGAGACAAAGGCATCGCCGACCTCATCGCCAACCTCAAAAAAGGAGGCAGCGACATCGGCGGCGCATTCGACGCCATCAAAACCAAAATCGCCAACGCCAAAGGCTACCTCAGCCCAAGCCTGCGCGACGCCATGGCCATAGACGGCGACCCCTTCGCCAACGCCATCAACCGCATCAAACAAGGCGGAAGCCAACTCGCCTCCGCCACAGACGGCATCTTCAAAACCATCCGCACGAAACTCACGCCAGGCATGGCAAGCATCGCCTTCAAATGGGAAAACAGCAGCCTATACACCGGACTCACCGCCGCCACCACCGGCATCAAAACCAAAGCCGGACAAATCGGCGACGCCATCACCAAAGGCCTCGGAACCGCCGCCGGAAAAATCAACACCTCACCACTCGGCAGCGCCATCACCGCCATAGGCAACAAAACAAAACCGCTGTTCAACAAAACCATCCGCGAAGCCATGACCCTCGACGGCGACCCCTTCGCCAGCGCACTCTCCAAAATCAGCGGCAAAACCAGCGCCATCACCGGCAAACTCTCCAGCTTCGCCGCACCATTCAAAACCGCGTTCGGCAACATCTTCGGCGGCCTCGGCGACGCCATCGGCGGACCACTGCAAAACGCCATCGGCAAAGCCGGAACAGGACTGCAGAACGGCCTCAACGCCATCGGCGGCCTCGTCACCAGATTCTTCGCACCTGGAAACTTCATCAAATTCCTCGGCATCGGAGCGCTCGCCGCCGCACTCGTGGCCGGCATCGGCATGATCGACAGCCAGATGGGCGGACAACTGTCGCGGGTCATCGACTCCGCGTTCGCATCACTGCCCGACATCCTCTCCAAAGCCGAGACGTGGATCCAGTCCAGCCTGCCGCAGTTCGTCTCCTCGGGCACCTACATCATCGAAATGGTGCTCCAGGGCGTCACCACGGCACTCCCGTCGCTCGTCTCGGTAGGCACGCTGCTCATCGACACCATCGTCTCCAGTCTGGCCTCCCACCTGCCCGTGCTCATGCCGATGGCCGTCACCCTCGTGACCACCCTCGTGACCAGCCTCATCGCCGCCGCGCCACAGCTCATGAGCGCCGGTCTGACACTGCTCGACGGACTCCTGCAGGGCATCGTCTCCAGCCTGCCTACACTCGCCGCGGCCATCCCGCAGATCATCACGGCCATCATCACCGCGCTCGCCACGGGGCTTCCGCAGCTCATGGAGCAGGGCGTGCAGATGGTCATGAACCTGGTCAACGGCCTCGTGTCCGCGATGCCCCAGCTCGTCAAGCAGGTGCCGAAGATCATCTCGACACTCATCGACGGACTGTGCAACAACCTGCCGAACATCCTCTCCACCGGCATGCAGATGCTCTCCACCCTCGTGACCGGCCTCGCGCAGGCGCTCCCGCAGCTCATCTCCTACGTGCCGCAGATCATCGCCGGCATCGTCAACACGATCGCCAGCCATCTGCCGCAGATCCTCTCCACAGGCATGCAGCTGCTCGTCACCCTCGCCTCCGGCCTCGTCTCCGCCATCCCGCAATTGGTCGGCAAGATCCCATCGATCATCTCGAGCATCAGGGACGCGTTCGCCAGCGTCAACTGGGGCAGCGTCGGCATGAACATCATCAGAGGCATCGCCAGCGGTGTCGCCTCCGCAGCCGGAGAGCTCGTCAACGCCGCGGTCAACGCGGCCAAGAACGCGCTCGACTGGGTCAAAAGCAAGCTCGGCATCCACTCGCCATCACGAGTCTTCCGCGACCAGGTCGGCGTGATGATCGGCAGAGGCGCCGCCATCGGCGTCGAACGAAGCGCGCCCGCCCTCAAGGCCGCCGCCGACGCCATGGTCTCCGACGCCATCCCGCAAACCATCCCGCTGCCGACAATATCGACCGACGCGCTCAAGGACAGCGTGCGCAAGGCCACGGCATCCATCACCGCCGGCGGCATGCGCTTCTCCGCACAGTCCACGGCGATACCGGCCGCGTCGACGGCGACGACCTACAACATCACACTCAACAACCGCGCCATCGAAGGCAACGAACGACTCCAACGGCTCCTCGCCGAACTCGTCTCCGCCTGCGGCGCGACCGTCACCGCAAGGAGCTGATGCACAATGGCCGACGGATACGGCAACATCTGCGGAAACTGGCGCACGCACGTCAAGGCGTGGGTCACCGGCTACACCGACACCACCGACACCATCCACGTCGAGGTATGGTGGCAGTCGCTCAACGGATGGAACTACTACGGCTGGGTCGCGGCCACGGCGTGGATCAACGGACAGCAGGTCGCGCACACCCCGAACTCCGGCAACAAGAACCTCGGCGTCAACAGCGAGGTGTGCATCCTCGCCGCAGACCTGACGGTCGCCAAAGCGGAATCGGCGCGCAACATCACCTGCAGCGGCAGCATCTACTGGAACGGGCCCAACGCCGGCACCAGCAACTCCAGCTGCGGCGTGTACACAGGCGGCATCAACTACCACCGGCCAAACCCGCCGAAAAACGTGTCGTTCCAACGTGTGAGCGACAACAAGGCTTCCATCACCTGGCAAGGCAACTGGGACAACAACGCGCTCAAACCATGGAAACAGGTCCTCATCGCCCAGCGCATCGCCCTCGACGGCGGCAACTGGAACACATGGAGCGACCAGCAAGGCGGATCCGGCACCGTCGTCCTCAACTGGGACAGAACCAACTTCGACGCGACCAACCTGCGGCCGAACGGCCGCTACCAGTTCGCCGTCTACGCGCGCAACCAGGCCGGCGACTCCACACACGTCGACTCGCCGGTCATCTACACCACGCCACGCGCGCCCGTCAAGGTCGAAGCCGTCAAGACCGGAGCCAAATCCGCGCAGATCCTCATCGACCTATCCGGCGGCTACGCCAACGGATTCGACATCCAACGCCGGCTCGCCGGAGGCGACTGGCAGGACCTCGCCACCGGCAGCTACGCCGGCAAGCCCGCGCAGGTCCTCGACGACGACACCCCCGCCGGCATCGTCGAATACCGCGCAAGACCCCGCCGCCCCATCTACGGCGACGACGCCTCCAAAGGAGTCCTCACCGGAGAGTGGACGCAATCCAACCAGATCACCACCATCTGCCCGCCGGACGCGCCGACCATCACCTCTCCAGCGCAGGGCGCGACCCTCGCCACGCCGCTCACGCTCGACATCAGATGGACGCCGAACCATCCTGACGGATCCAGCCAGACCGCCGCCCAGATCGAACTCACCGACCCGGACGGGACCGTCACGACGGCATCCGTCGCCACGGCCACCTCATACAGGCTCCAGACCAGCTCGAACGGACGATGGCAGATCCGCGTCCGCACCAAAGGCCTGCACGCCGACTGGGGCGAATGGAGCCAACCAACCACCATCCGCACTGCGGCACCGCCAAACGTCACCGTCACCGGCCCCACCACCATCACCGCCATGCCATTCGACATCGCATGGTCGGTCGCCGACACCACCGGAGTCGCCCACCAGCGCGTCCGCATCTGCAAGGGCGGAGCCGTCGTCTACCAGACCGACCTCAACGGCAGCGCCAGAAGCCTGACCGTCGACCAGTCGAAATACCTGCCCGAAAACGGCGCCGAACTCATCATCGACGTCACCGTCCGAGGCGGCAGCACCCTCACCGCCACCGCCAGCCGAGGAGCGACGGTCGCCTACACGCCACCCGCCGCACCGACCGCCAACATCGACATCGACGGCAGCAACCTCAGCCTCATGGTCACCGCCATCGCCGGCACCCCGAAAGACGGCCAGCCGAAGACCGAATGGATGAGCGTGACCCGACTGCTCGACGGCGACGAACTGACACTCTCGGCACGACTCGCAGACGGACGGCAGACCATCGACCGACTCCCGCCGCTCAACCGGAAGATCGGCTACCGCATCACGGCCCACGCCGCCAGCGGAGCGGTCAGCGAAACCACCGTCACCACGACCGTCACCACGGACATGTGCATGCTCAACTTCGGCACCGACGCAGGCGAGGCCATCCCCATCGGCGGAGGCTTCGACATCGGCGAAAAACAGTCGCACGACACCGAGGAATACCACTTCGAACTCGGCAGCGACACCGACCTGCCGGCCAGCTACTCCAGCCGCCGGCTCGACAACCAGATCACCGCCAGCACAAGCCTCGACTACCTCGACGGCCAGCTCTACCAGCGCATCCGACGCCTCGCCCGCGCCAACACCTACGCATGGTGGCGAAACGTCGACGGCACCAGAGCCTTCGTCAAAGCCGCAATCAGCACGCACATCAAAGCCAAAGGACCAACGGCCACACTCGACATCGACATGACCGAAATCCTCTGGGAGGAACCAAACAACTAAGGGGCAAGCCATGGACCAGCGCCACCACGCCATGCGATTCGACACAGAAATCCGCGTCATGCGCGTCGACCGGAACACAGGCGACGAAACAGGCATCGTCCATGGCATCGTCCAAGGCGGCAGCATCGAACGCAACCAGGACACCACGGTCACCGAACAGGCCACCCTCGATCTCGAAGGCTCCAGCCTGTTCGGCACCGACCTGCTCCGCATCTGGGCCGACATCACCTACGCCGACCAGACCGGCGAAAGCATCCCGCTCGGCACCTACCTCTGGTCGGCCGACAAACGCCAAACCAACGGACCGGCCACCACCATCCCGCTCACCCTCTACGGCCGCCTCCGCGAACTCGCCGACGACCAATACGCCACCCCGATCAGCATCCCCGCCGGAAGCGACCCCGTCGCCGAAGCCGAGAAAATCATCACAGGCAACGGCCTCACCGTCCTCCCACACCCCACCAGCGACTACCGCACCGGCACCACCCTCACCTACGGCCTCACCGACGACCAGACCGACAACAAACTCGCCATCGCCAACGACCTGCTCACCATCGCCGGCTGGACCACCTGCCGCACCGACCCATACGGCCACGTCATCCTCCAGCCATACATCGATCCCTCACGGCGCAAACCATCCTGGACATTCAACGAAGGCCCCACCTGCCGATGGACCAAACAAACCACCGACGAACGCGAAACCTTCGACACCGCCAACCAGATCATCACCATCTACACCAGCCAGGAAAAAGAAATCATCGGCACCGCCAAAGACACCGACCCGGACAGCCCGACCAGCATCCCCAACCGCGGCCGCGTCATCAGCAAAAAATACCGATACGACGACATCCCCGAAAACCAAACCGACCAACAACTCCAACAAATGGCCGACCAAAAAGCCGCCGAACTCCTCGCCACCAACCAACACTCCATCCACCGCGTCACCGGCACACACATCATCGCACCCATCACCATCGGCGACACCATCACACTCAACCTCCCCACACAACATATCACCGGCACCTACGCCATCCGAACCCAAACCATCACCCTCAAACCAGGACTCCCCACCCAAACCGAACTCCGAGAAGCCTCATGAACACCGACACCACCATCGCACGACAACTCGGCCGACAACTCGGCCTCCAAATCACCAGCCAACCAACCACACAAAACACCACCACCCGCATCGCCACCATCACCCAAACCCACAACACCACCGTCGACATCACCATCGACGGCACCACACTCACCAACATCCAAGCCACACCGGAAACCATCACCGCAAACCCAGGAGACCGATGCCTCATCACCATCCAAGGAGCGCTCGCCATCGCCACGCACCTGCTCCCGCCCGCCACCGGCGCAAGCAGATGGACCACGCTCCAACCGACCAACAGCAGCTGGAAACAAAACAATCCGCCACTTGCCATCCGCAAAGACGGAGGCATGGTCACACTCGACGGCTCCATCTCACGAACCGGAGGCTTCCAGACCGGATATGTCTGCGCGACCATCCCAGCAGGCTACCGGCCAGACCGTCAGACCAAGACGCCCAACCACTACTTCTCATCACAGTGGTGGGTCATCGGCACGGACGGCACCATCCGATGCGAGCAAGGCAACGACGGGTCCAGCAATCCGATCTACCTGCATACCACCTGGTACACGGCCTAGAGAAAGGAACGAAACCATGGCCACGACAATCAACATCAGCATCCGCCTGCCGAAAGGCGACGGAACCACCGACCCCGCGACCGGCTCGCTGATCTTCCAGCCGGAACGCCACCACTTCGCCGGCGCCGACCTGATCCTGCCGAAGCCGTTCAAAATCGACCTCGACAAGCAGGGCAAAGCCATCGTGAAGCTCGAGAACACCGATGGCAGGTGGGTCTGGAAGGTGGCCGAGATGATCGGCGACACCGTCCAACGCATCCGCTACTTCGAGCTACCGGCCGGCAGCGACACCGCCAACTACAGCGACCTGAGCTACGTGGACGGCGGCAGTTTCGCGCCGCTCGGCCAGACCAGCCCGCTCACCGAACTCACCGACGAGGACATCGACTGGATCAGCCAGTTCGTCGCCGCCGGCACACACCTCGCCAACTGAAAGGAACAGGAATGACAGTCGACACCAAGAAAGTCGTCCGCGTCGACGGCCTCGCCCGCGCCATCACCGCGAGCCTCAACGCCACCATCGGCAAAGCCGACATGGGCCGCGCGCTGACCCGCGACGACGCCAAAGGCGAATACACGAACATCGCGGAATACTGGAAGGCGCACCGCACCGGCGCCGTCTACGGCGTCCAGAAACCGAAATGGACGGCATCCAACAGCCCGGCCTGCGTCAAGACCCGCGACAACACCGGCCTCGTCATCGAGAAGTCCACCAACACCACCGCCGGGCGCGACGACTACCGCGCGCTCAACGCCTTCCAATGCATGAACGTCAACGCCACCGTCGGAGACGACGGCAGGCCGCACGTCACCGCGATCGAAGGATATGACCAGCATTACGACCAGTACGGGCGCAACGGCCTGGTCTGGATCATGACCCCGCCGCTCTACTACGCGGTACGCGAGACCTCCACCAGCCTCGAGATCCTCATCTCCGACAGCAAATGGACCGGCTTCAGCCCGATGCCAGGCCTGCTCCTGCCGGACGGCACGGAACGAGCCTGCATGCTGCACGCCAAATACATGGCCGGCATCGACGCCAACGGCAAGCCGACCAGCTGGAGCGGCATCCAGCCGTCGCGCGACTTCGGATGCCAGAACGACTACATCGACCGCGCCGCGAAACTCGGCGAAGGCTACAGCGGCCTCACATCCGCCGACGCGGCTTACATCCAGATCATGCTCATGATGAAATGGGCCACCACCAACAGCGACGTGCTCGGCGGCATGTTCAACCATTTCAAACAGGCCACCGTCACCAAAGGCGAATCGAACGCGCACCGCGTCATCGTCAGCACCGCCGACGCGGCAGGATTCGACATCGACAACTACGTCAACGTCGGCACCGACGGCGAACGCAACAACACAGGCAACCACTCCGTCGCCGAATGCCGCAGGATCATCGGCAAGACCGTCATCGACGCCGCCAACACGGCCCTCGACCTCGACGGCGACGCCATCACCACCATCAACCCGACCGACAACCTCAAGGACTACGTCTCCGTCATGCCATACAAGACCGGTGCCACCGACCGGATCCTCGGCACCGACGGCATCCCGCACGGCGAGCTCAACGTCCTGCGCCAGCCCATCAAGCTCCAGAACATCGAACTGTTCTGCGGCATGTACGAGGGGGAACAGGACACGCTCATCAAGGCCGTCAAGGACTCCGACACCGCCGGCCACTGCGAACTGTGGAAGACCTACGACACCACCAAGGCCAACAAGACCGCCATCACCGCCGACTACACGCACATCGGAGACTTCCCGGCCTTCACCGACAAGACCTCCGGCCAATGGCTGTACGGCCAGGACATCTCCATCTGCGCCGGCATCCCGCTGCCGGTCGGCACCGGAGCCAGCAGCGCCACCGGCCTGTGCGACGCCTTCGGCGGCGACCCGGTCAAACAGCCCGGCATCAAGATGCACCGGCGCTTCGGCATCCTCAGGGACGGCGCGCGCTACGGCGCTTTCGCCTCGGGCCTCAGGGACGATCCGGCCGGCCGCTGGTGGCTCGACGGGGGCCGCCTGTCTGCGCTTGGCCGCTCGAAGGCGTAGACGAGAGCGGTGGGGGTGAGCGCAGCGAGGGGGCGGACGCCCCCTCATCATTTCCACCGCGACAATTTTCGGGATTTGCGACGGCGAGCCTCCGGACATCGGCGTTCGGCGCTTCGGCAACCTCAGGGACGGCGCGCACTACGGCGCTTTCGCCTCGAACCTCAGGAACGATCCGGCCAACCGCAGGTGGAACAACGGGGGCCGCCAATCTGGAAACAAACAACACATTGCGTCGCAACTACCCTCCGCCGCCAGCGAGAGGGCCAGCCACGGCAACCTAAGCCGAAAATCAAACCAAGCACGCGACCGGTAGACCCCATGGTCGAACGCCGCCATAGTCCAGATAGCTTCATGAAGACATATTGCAAACACACCAAGGTGGCCGACCTGCGCTTCGTGCGCGAAAGCATCGACCACTATTTAAAAGGAAAACGGTCCAGGAGGGACGTGTCGGCATGGCTCGACCACCATCCCGACCTCGACCGCGTCGCCGATGCCATCGCGTCGGAGATCCGCACCGGACGCTTCCACGACACCACCATCCGATACTTCAACAGGACCGAGCCAATTAGCGGGAAACACCGCGTCATCGGCCGTGAATCGGTCCACCACCAGATCCTCGACCACGTCGCCATCGACGCGATGAGACCGATGCTGGACGCCAAGATCGGCCGATGGCAGACCGCCAGCGTCGAGGGACGCGGCACCATCGACGCGCGCAAGGCCATCAAACGCTGGACCCGCCAACGCTCCAGCAGATGGTTCGTGAAACTCGACGTCCGCAAATGCTACCCATCGATTGACAGAACCGTGCTCAAGCGACTACTCGCCAGGGACATAGGCGATAAAACGCTTCTGCGCCTCGCATGCCACCTCATCGACCGGTACGCCGGCACGCAGGGGCTCAACATCGGCAGCTACGCCAGCCAGTGGCTCGCTAACTATTACCTGAGTTACGCCTACCATTTCGCCACCGAACGCTTGGCCAAGCTCCGCCGCAGGCGCGACGGCACCGTCGTGAGGCGCCGGCTCGTCACCCACGTCCTCTTCTACATGGACGACATTTTGCTGGTCGGCCTAGGGAAGGCGGATCTGCGCATGGCCGCACGCATGCTCGCCGCCTATCTGCATCGCTTCCTGCATCTCGACGTGCATCCGGAATGGAACGCCAAACGGCTCGCGCTGGAGCCAATCGACATGGTCGGCTTCACCTTCCGGCCGCACGGACGGGTCAACATCCGGCATGGCGTGTTCCTCAGGGCGCGCCGCAACTTCCGTCGCGCCGGAAAAATGGCGCGCATTCCCATCTGGCTGGCAAGACGACTCGCCAGCTATTACGGCTACTTCAAATGGAGCGACAGCGTCCAATACCGCCGTCGCAACGGAATCGACAAGACCATGCGCCGCGCGAGGAAGGTCCTCGCGGCGCGAAAGGAGACACCATGATCCAGACCGTGACCTACTCGGCCGAACCGGCGGAGGTGGACTACCATCCACGCTCCGACGGAGGCGCCGACATCCGCATCCGCAAGGACATCGCCAAGATCGAGACCCCGGCGATCGACGGCCAGCCCGCCGGAGAACAGTGGACCGCGCGCGAAGCCTACATCGTCAGATACAACCTGCTCGAACAGGAAGCCGTCGAGCAGGCCGACCAGCTCTTCGCCGAGGCCGAGGAGGACTCCAAGACCGACCGCCAGCGCATCGCCGAACTCAAACAGCTCCAGCTCGACGGACTCGACGCGATCGCAAGCCTGTACGAATCGATGGGAGGTGAACAGTGAGGAAGAAGATGATCCCCATCTACGTCGCCCTCGTCCGCAACGGCCTGCGCACCATCGACCAGGTGCCGGTCCCCATACGAGACGACGTCAAGACAGCCCTCGGCGCCAAGGAAGAGGAACAGGCCGGGGCCGCCGAGAACACGAGGGAGTGACATGAGCTCGCCGGCATGGCTCACCATCATCGTCAGCATCATCACGGCGTGCGGCGGAGGCATCGTCGGCTGGGCCACCAAACGCTTCGACGCCGGCTGGGCCACCAAGGCCGACATCGACCGTCTCGCCGGCGAGATCGCCAAACTCGACGTCCAGCTCGCCAAGGTCTGCTCGAAGCTCGACAACGACAACCGACGCCTCAACAGCATCGAACAGTCGGCCATGAGATCGGAGCTCTTCGCCGCCACCCAGGACCGAACCCAGCACGAACACCAGCTCGAGGTCGGCAAACGATACCTCGCCGCCGGATACAACGGCGCCGGCCATGTGCGCATCACGCAGCTCAAGGCCGACTACAGCCGCCGTCTCGCATCCGACGACTGGGACTACTGACCACAACAAAAGGAAAGGAAAGGAATGGTAGCCAACAAAGGAACCCCGAAGCACGCCAGACCACGCCGACGCTACCGCAGGCCGATTGCAGCCCTTCTCATCGCCGCCTGCCTCGCCATCGCGCCATGCGCCGTCGCGGACACCGGCGTGGACACGGCCAGCTACCAGGGCTGTTGGGACGGCTCTACGGCCAAGGCCGCCGGCGTGGACTTCGCGTTCATTAAGACGACCGAAGGCCTCACCTACACCAACCCATACGCCTCCTGCCAGATCCAGACCGCACGCGCCAACGGCATCCGACTCGGAAACTACGACTTCGCCCGTCCGGCCGGCAACTCGCCCGAAACCGACGCCGACAACTTCGTCCATGTCGCAAGACAGTACGGCCTCGTCGGCCAGGCGATCCCCGTGCTCGACTGGGAGCCGAGCGCGCCCGGAGGATACTGGGCGAAACAGACGTGGTGGGCGCTCAGATGGCTCAACCGCGTCCGTGACACATGGGGCGTCAAACCGGTCATCTACATGAGCGCCGCCACCATCGCCACCGCAGACTGGTCGCAGGTCGCCGCCGGCGACTACGGCCTCTGGGTCGCCGGCTATCCACGCGGCTACACCGGCGAACGGCTCCGCAACCCCGGCGCCGTCCCATACAGCGTCAGCCCGTGGAAGTTCGCCATGGCATGGCAGTACTCCAGCACCGGCAACGTCCCCGGCATCGGCAGCAAGGTCGACGTCAACTGGTTCTACGGCACCGCCGCAACCTGGGCGCTCTACGCGGGCCAGTCCACCACCGCGCAGCCGACACCGGCCCAGCAGCAGCCCAAGCCCGCCACCGCGAAGACCGGAGCCCCGGTAGGCGACGCCGAAACCATCGCCACACAGGTCGTCCGCGGCCTGTACGGCAACGGTCTGCACCGCCGCCAGCTCCTCGGCAACCGGTACGACGAGGTCATGGCCATAGTCAACCGCCGCCTCGCCGGATCCTCCGGCAGCGTCTCTGGGAACAACGGCGGAGCCTACTGCGTCGTCGTCGCAGCCGGCGACACCATGGGAGCGATCGCCACCCGCACCGGACGAACCCCTGCCGGCGCATGGAACGTCCCGAGCGGCAACGTCAACCGGATCTGGCCAGGACAACGAGTCTGCTACGGCGGCACCACCGCAACCAACGTCACCGCACATGTGGTCGGCACTTCGCATGTGGTCACCGCCGGCGAAAACCTGTGGACCATCTACGGGGCGACGGGATGGCAGGCGGCCGCGCGACGCAACGGCCTCAGCTACCCCTACATCATCCACCCCGGCCAAGTGCTCCGCTGATAAAACACTCCCGCAACGCAAACGTTGCGGGAGCCATATCTACAACATTCAGAAAGGACCAAGATGGACATCTCCAACGCAACGGCGCTCGCATCCGCGATCGTCGCACTCGTCGCACCGGCACTGGTGCAGGCGTTCAAGAAATACATCCCTTCCGAATACGTCGGCCTGTTCTCCCTCGCCGTCAGCATCATCCTCGGCGCGCTCGCCATCGCCGCCACTGGCGGCTTCGATGGTTATGGCTGGGGAGTCGTGCTGGCCGGCGTCGTAGGTGTCGCGCAGGCGGTCTACACGGCCGTCAACTCAGCGCTCGGCGGCAAACTCAGCAAGGACAAACTTGACCTCGCCGCATAGTGCCCGGATATAAAAGGAAAGCCCCTCACTTTCGTGAAAACCACGGAAGGCGAGGGGCTTATTGTCGTTTCTGGCTTAGTAGACGTTGAAGTCCACGACCTGCGGTGCATCCGTCGTGCCGGTGACGTCCGGCATCGTTGCCGTGCCGCATCCGGCGAGACCGCACAGCATCATGGCGGCGCATATCGCCGCTACTATCCTTTTCATTGTTCTCTCCCTTCGCACATCATTCATTGATGTGATGGATTAATTGTAATCACGCTCCGAGTGCGATTGACGATAGGCCGACACGGAGTCGGCTGTCCGGCATCGCCACGTAGCGTTGTGTGGTCTCCACGCTTTCATGGCCAAGCAGCTTAGAGACGAGCATTATGTCACCGGTGGCCTCGTACATGCGCGTCGCGTACCGGTGGCGGAGCGAGTGGGGCGTCCAGTCGCCAAGCAGGCGGGAGAGCCGTTTGCCGACATATGTGGCTTCGACATGCCCTCCGAAGCGGCCCGGGAAGCAGTAGCCGTCATGGCCGAGTATCTCGTCGGCCAGATCGTCAGGCAGCGGCACGATGCGCTGTTTGTCGCCCTTGCCTCTGACCATCAGACTCCTTCCGCCCACATCGTCGAGCACGTCATCGGATGAGGTCGCGGCAATCTCCGATCTTCTCAACCCGCACTCGGCGCCAAGCCGGAGCATCAGCCGCTCCTCGGCGTCCGCCTGCCCCATCGCCTGGATAATGACTCGGTCCGGGCATGGCCGCGGATGCGCCTGCGGCCTTCGAATGCTCGGCAGCTCGTCGCTCGGATCATCGTCGCGCCTGCCGCTCGCCTGAAGCCAGCGGAAGAAACTGACCACCGCATTGCGTGCGCTCTTGCGCGTCTCCGGCTTCCAGGACCTAGAGGCGAAATAGTCGACCAGTTCGTCGGCGTCCACATCGAGAGGGGATCCGCCGAGCGCGTGGCTCAAGGCGGTCAGTTGGCATCGTCTCGTCGAGAGGGTGGCTGGCGAGTATGCGGCCGCCTTGAGAGAATCAAGCCAATGGTTTACATCATCTGCCCACTGCGGGGCTGGAAATTGTTTGCGCATGGCACACACCATCGTGCTAAGAGTTGCCATTGCTTTGGATATGAGAAAGGCCGCCAGAGATGAACTCTGACGGCCTGCCCCGATTGGTAGCGGGGCATGGATTTGAACCATGGACCTCTGGGTTATGAGCCCAGCGAGCTACCGAGCTGCTCCACCCCGCGACGGCTTGTCTTTTTGACAGCTCTACCTATTATAAGCGGAGGGATGCG